CTCTTGTCTCGTGGGCTCGGAGATGTGGATAAGAGACTTTACATAACCTGTGTAGTCAGGGTCGTCAAATTCATAACCCTCGAGTGCTTTCAACTTTTCAGCCTCACTCATCGCCTCATATCCGACAATCTTTGTCAAATCAATCTTCGCCATAATACCCTCTTTCTGTGTTTTTACATCTTCTCTGATTCTTTGTGTTTTTACTTCTCTGTATCATTTTGCGTTTTTACATCTTCTCTGATGTCATTATCTAAAACGGTGGTTTCCGTTTTATCGTCTTTATGTTGATTGTAATAGTCCATGCTCATTGTGTATGCTGATTCACTGTCGGTGAACAACCCACTGTGCGAAAATGCCAGCTGTGGATGAATCATCTTGTTATTTAACATCGAGATTAGCACCTGAGACTTGCTCTGTACTGCCTCATAATTTCGACGTGTGAATCGCATGTCTATATCTTTCAATCGGAGTGTCATACCACCCATATCTCGACAAATTTTGAGCACCAACTTTAACATTCGCTTTTCAGAGCGTTTAAATACATTCTCGCTGTCTTTGGCTCTCGCCTCAGCGTCCGACCAACCATCTCGCAAAACAACTGCCGACCCTGTATCACTTGTGGATGTGCCACCATTACGATTAGGCATACCACATATTGTGAGTACCGACTGATACATATCATTTTTCAGAGTTTGCACTTGTACTTGATTTAACTCTTTTACGATAAGGTCAACATCTATATTGCCACCTTGACTATTAGGTGGAATCTTAATCGCACCAGCCTCGAGGAACTTCTTAAAGTCATCAATATCTATATCACAACCCACAAACTTCCAGTATGCTTGTACAAACTGCTCCACGCCATCCATACGATTGCTATCGACTGTGTTTATTGCGTCTAACAGTGGTAGCACGATTTCAAATGCACCTAGCCTCGAATTATTAGCAGGGTACTCGAATATTGGAATCATCCCAAGTATGTGCTTTTTAGATTCGACAATTTTACCATCGCAAATCCTATAATAATCTGTGTCGGTATAGACTGATTTGAATACTCTACCATCCTCATCGACACGCTCTTTAACAGCTAGCAATGGCTTGTCGCCAATTTCGTTCGAGTAGACAACATATGTATCTCTAGGGTCTAATGTGTACATCTCGAATGGGCTATCATCGACTTCCTCGGGTTTATCTGCCAGTACCAATCTGTATGCTGTGCCACAAATCATCTGCCACTCAACAAGCTCTTGGTCTTGACTTGCCTTATCCTCAGCGAACATCAACTCGTTCAGCCTGTTAATCTCTTCGACAACTGTTTCCCCACCATTTCTGCTAACATATTGGATTGGTTCACCACAAAGATAGCCGACCTTAAATGCCACGATTTCATTCGCTCTATTTTCAACAATCTTGTTACAAATATCCTCACGGATTTCCTTATGTCTATATCTAATTGGTTGGTCGCCTTTATAGTATTTGTATAGATAGTCAATCTCGCTACGATTCAAATCGTGGTCGATTTCAACCTTTTCCAAAATACTAAGCACATTATCGCTCGTAACCTTTGACGCACCTACTTTAATGACACGTCTACCATTCAATTGTTTTGCCTCTAATCTAGGCTTAGATGTATCTATTTCGTGTGCCAACTTTACCCTCTCTTATCAAATAAAAATAGTGCATAACTACAAGTAATCACTTGCAATTATGCACCATTCTGAACCTTGACCGACCTTTTATAAGTATAGTATACCACAATATATAGTACCTGTCAATATTTTAAATTCTATATATAGTATTAAATTGGACGCCCAAATACTTCAATCTTACCATTTGTGATAGATTGTGCGAACTCTGAAAACATTGCCATTCCATCAGGTACGTCATCATGTGAGTTTTTACCTACAACCGTATAAGAGCATAGCATGTCCATCATCTTACCATAGTCACTCTTACGTCTATACATACTCTTATCTTTAAATAAGCAATGCTCTTTGACCCAACCACTATTGACTATTATTTTAGTCTCTTTATTTGCTGTCGTATATTTCGTAGTGATTCGAGTATTACCACCTTTTTCTTTTATCTCCTTATTTACTTTCTCGGCTATTCTCCCCCCGGCTGAATTACTCTCGAATCGACACATCTGAACATCGTTAATCATCAACACTGCGATAAGTCGAGCGTCTACTATGTGTGGCAATCCATTGTCACATACACAATCCTCAATATAGTAGTCATTTCCAAATTTATACCCAACTGGCAAAAACGCATAGTCCTTACCCTTATCTTTCGTATCACACACTCCTATGATTGCGTCGGGTTCGCCATCGGGTAATTCAAAGTATCGCCTTAGCTCCTCTTCATGGTACAATAGACCCTCTCGCTCAATAGGTTCATTCATGTATACAGCTTTCCATGACGCCTCGTCCATGATTTCTCGTTGCTCTCGATACTGCTCTGTGGTAAATCCAACATCATATGGATAGAAAAAATTAGATTCGTCATTTTCATCCATAGCAGGAACTCGGATGAATTTAGCCCTCTCATTACCCTCATATTCTCGCTCTAGTCGTCCTATAACATCGTGTACTGACCATCTTGTAGCGATATGTAGCTCCTTACACTTACTACCTTGCTTTCTCTGTCTAAGGTCGGTTGTATATACTCCCCACAACTTGTCCAATCGCTCTTTCGATAGTGCTACTTCTAGTCCCGATACAAGGTCATCACAATATAATAGGCTCATTGCTCTATACAATCCCGCATTACCTGTGCCGACCGATGTAAACTCTAGTGTCTCAAATCTCTGTCGCCTATCAATATCGATTCTACAATCCTTGGCATTTGTGCTAGTGACCGATAGACCTGAAAATACATCACTCCACAAATACTCACCAGCTGGGTCTAGGATTCTTAGACACTCATCATAAGCACCTCGGATAAACGAATTAGAGTGTGAGCCGATTAGAGACGGCTTGTTAGGTTCTCGACCCGCTATCCATGTCAAATAAAATATAGCAAGCGTACTCTTCCCAACTCCCGGTGGTAAACTAATCGATAGTATATCTAGCTTGTCATCTGCCAAATCTTGTAATGATTTCACCACACCTTGCAATGCCTTTCGCCTTGGTATGTAAAACTTTTTATCCGGGTCACGCTCCCACTCCACATACAACATATAGCTTTCAAAGTCCCATGGTGCTAACACTAACAATACTCGCTTATGTATGCGATACAATCTGAGCATTTCCTCATTATCACCAATTTCGCTTATGTTCTTTTCGATTTCCTCTGATAACCATTTTAGCTGAGAAACGACCCTCTCTTTGTCCTCAAATATATCAGCTTTACATATATGGTAATAGTCCTCATATGCTTGCACATTCTCGAGATTCGTCTCAATCTCCTTTTTAATTCTATCTAATATCTCCATTTAACCCCCATAAAATAAAAAAGACGTCATCGCTTATGCGATAACGCCCCAATCTAAGTCTCTTATTTTACTATACTACACTCTTTCCAAATCCTACCGTTCAAAATAGTCCCATCGAATGTGAGTTTATCCCCCACTCTCAATTTTGCTATTTCATCTCGCTGATTATCTCTAAAATACGCATAAAATTGCTCAGTTCTACCGTCTTTTTCAGCAATCATGGTCAACTCTATTCCACCAACGATATTTATATCTCCACCAATATTTTCAATAGTGGCTGTTGTCCTAAATCGCTCATCATTATACACCTTCTCAGCATTATATTGATTTTCTTCATACTTATCCATAATCTCGATTGCATTAATCGTATCTATATCGGGTGTAGGTGCTTTTATAAACCCATTCTGCCCTAGAATACCGATGGTAATACATCCTATAAGACCCAATGCAACGATACTGACAAAAATTACACCGATTATATTCGCAATTTTCTTCGACCTTGACATTTAACACGCCCCCATCAATATTGGGGTATGCACCCCTTTGACCCAATTCGAGCCACCATACTTGTAAAAACCCTGATAAAATTTCTCATTCTGCAAGATACTTCTAACCGTGGATGGTTGGAATCTCTTATCCTTACGGGTTTTATATCCATTCTCCTGTAATATATCACAAATATCAGATAATGGCAATGACTTGTTCTTAAAAATAAGCTCAACTACCCCTCGCTCACTTGGGTTAATGGTCAACACCCCATCTAGCACACTATATCCATATGGCTTATTACCACCTGAGTACCCCCCACACTGAGCCTTTAGCTGACGCCCCTTGCTAGTTCTTAGAGCAATATTTTTACGCTCCTGTTCTGCCACAAACATCAGTAGCGACCTATAGATATTCGCAAAATCATTACCCTCATCAAACTGCTCAACCGACGATAAGAGCTTAATATTACGCTTTTCGAGGGTGTAAAAGTAATAGAAATATAATTTAGTATCTCTAGCAATTCTGTCGCTCTTAAACACAATCACAGCCTCATGCTGTGGTAATTCATCAGGTCTATATAGAATCTTATCAAGTTCAGGTCGCTCCTCTGTTGTACCACTAATTTTATCAATGTACCAATCCTGTATCTGATAACCCTGCTCGTTCGCAAAATCCAAAATCGCCTGTTTCTGAGAATCAACACCGTACTTATCATCACCAAACTGACCCTCTGTAGATACTCTTATATATGCTATCGCTTTCTTCATAGGAATACACCCCCTCATCACTATATGCAAAAATATTTGCACCTATTCTTCCCAAGGCATTGGTTCACCATCTGCTCGCTTTAAAAAACCCGCTATGTTATCGCACACCCACTGACACGCTATCTCGTTCGCCTCGTCCTCTGTTATATCATCGTCTACCTCAAAATAATCTGAGTTAAAGTTATCTGGCATTACATAAACTTTCATTACTTTTCATCCCTCTTTCTATATGTCAACTCAATATCATAACCCAGTGCCTCTAACATCGACACAAAAGTCTTATTGACGATTCCGTCTTTCTTTTGCTTGATGATTCGATTGATATACTGACCTGTTGTACCAATGGCTGAACCTAATTCTTCTTGGGTCATATCTGCCTCTAAACATTTGACCTTTACATCTAGTTCTATGTTGTTTAATATCATGCTCTCACCTCTCTTTATGTGTAGTATAGCAC